GCATCGAAGAGTTCCGTGTGCATCCTAACAACATCTTTCTAGCAAAAGCGATCGTCGGCGATTCATCTGACAATGTAAAAGGTGTGTCAGGTGTCGGATACAAGACTTTGACAAAAAGAATACCAGGATTTGATCAAGAAGACATAATGGATCTGCAGGATGTTGTGCATGTTTGCGAAACCTCGCAGAAGACATCGAAAGCAAAGATATACGTTGACATACCTAATGAACTCTCGACAATCAGGACGAACATTCGGCTCGTTTCTCTCGATGCGGGTACCCTTCCTGGTCATATTGCAAATAAGATCGAAACTTCCTATAATTCATCTGCAACAGATGGAACACCCAACAAGATTGAGCTCTATCGTTTTATCATGCACGAAGGACTTCCTCTGCTAGATATTGACTCAATTTTTTCCTCTCTACACTCAGCGAGAATATGAATATGATTGCAAATGAAGAAGTACACAGCTTTGTTTATGGTGCCGGATCTTTCTCGAAATACGGAAAAGTATTTCAAGAAAGAGTTTTACAGGGTTTGCTTTACGACCATGTTTATGCAGCTCAAATGCATGAGGTGATGAAAGCTGACTTCTTTGATGTCAAATACTTAGAATATTTGTGTAGCATCTATTTTAGCTACTTTGACAAATACAAGCACTTTCCGGGATTGAGTACACTGCTTACTATTGTAAAAGATGATCTAGTAAATGGGAATGATATCATTTTGCGCGATCAAATTATCAATTACTTGCATCAGATTAAAACAAATCCAAACATTAATGATGTTGATTTTGTTAAAGATAAGTCATTAGACTTTTGCAAGAGACAAGCAATGCGCCATGCACTCGAGGAAGCAGTAAATCTTATTGATGATGAAAAGTTTGATTCCGTCGTCGGTTTGATGAAAAATGCAGCAGCAATCGGCATTCCCCACACTACTGGTCATGATTTCTTTGAGGAACTTGAAGCAAGATTTGTACAAACTAGCAGAAATGTTGTGCCTACTGGCTTGAAAGCGCTTGATTCAAAAAATGTGCTTAATGGCGGTTTGGGTAAGGGTGAACTTGGCGTTGTTACTGCAAATACAGGTGTAGGTAAATGTACTACATATGACACATGCATCAAGGTTCGATATATGGAAATTGTTATTGACGGATTAGCATATAGACCTTGGGACAAAGTTCAGACTAAGAGAGGCAATATTTTTGTACGTGATATTAATGAGACTGATGAGATTATCTAGATTGAATCACGACAGGTTTGTTTATCAAATGCAACAATCAGTAGCAGAAAAATTGATGAACTGTTATCATTTGTTTATAGAATAGAAGTTGTATGGAAAAGTATGTAGAATGGTCATTCTTAAGAATCTTTGTGGAGAATAATTGATGTTGCGAATTGAATTGAGAGAACGAGAAGAAGAAATCAAAATTGGTGATCTCTTTGAGAGTATGTCACTAAACGGGAAAGAGCTTATAGAGACAGATAACCAGTGGCCTATTGAAATTCTCTCGTTTGATGGGTACTATTCAATTGATGGGTATCGAACAGTTGAGCCACAAAAAACTATTCGAATTAAGACTGAGTGCGGAAAGGAACTTGAAGGGGCATTTGATCACATTGTACTAGAGCACAGTGGTTGGATGAAGTTGCGAGATTTAAAGATAGGCAGTGAGTTAATCTCCCATGACAACTACAACTACAACTCACCAGTTGTAGCTAGCATCGAAATAAACGAAACAAAGCAGCGTCTCTATGACTTTCAAGTCGCGACAGCACATTCGTTTATGACAAATAATATTTTGTCACATAATTCACATTGTCTTGTGTCTATGGGCGCATCTTCAATGAAATGCGGAAAGAATGTTCTTCACTATACGTTTGAACTGAGCGAACACGCCGTTGGTTTACGATATGATTCAAATTTGTGTCATGTCTCTGTGAGTGATATTTATGACAACAAATCACTCGTGATTGATCAGTACAAAAAAGAAGGCTTAGGTAAATTGATCATCAAAGAGTATCCTACGGGATCAGCTAGCGTAACTACAATTCGAAATCATATTGAAAAGCTTTCCCTTAAGAATTTTAAACCTCACTTAATTCTAATAGATTATGCAGACATCATGCGATCTACACGCTCATATGATAGTGTTCGTCATGAGCTAAAACTTATTTATGAAGAATTGCGGAATCTCTCAATGGAAATGAAAATTCCAATCTGGACTGCTTCACAAGCGAATAGAGACTCTGCTAATTCAGAAGTCGTCGGACTAGAAAATATGGCTGAAGCATATGGAAAAGCAATGGTAGCAGACGTAGTTATTTCTATCTCGAGAAAAGCAGAAGAGAAATCGACTGGTGTGGCACGACTTTTTATTGCCAAGAATCGCGCCGGAAGGGACGGAATCCTTTTTCCAATTATGATCGATACAGCACAGTCTAGATTTACGATGATGAGTGACGAAGAAATGTCCTTAGGGGAAGCTAAGCTGCAATCAAAGAATGAAGGCAAAGCGCTTCTTCTCAAGAAATGGAAAGAAGTTTCACAAAACTCTGATGATAATGAGGGATAATGATTTACACATATGATGAAGCGTATGAAACATCACTTAAGTGGTTTGGTGGTGACAATCTTGCAGCTGGGATTTTTGTTAGCAAATATGCTCTTCGTGATGCAGAAGGAAATCTTCTAGAGCAATCGCCCAGCGAAATGCATGATCGACTGGCTAGAGAGTTTGCGCGTATCGAAGACAAATATGATGATAATGTAAATAAGCAGCTATCTGATGTTTCAATGAATTCATTGAAACTCGAGATGTCAGATATTCGAAGCCTTTTTAATAGCTGGGATGATCATCTTAATCGTTTTGTGTTTGGTGAAGTAGTACCTCAAGGTTCTCCGATGACAGGAATCGGTAACAATCATAAGACACTATCTTTGTCAAACTGTTTTGTTATTGAGGCACCATATGACTCCTATGCAGGAATTCTACATACTGATCAGGAGCAGGCACAAATCATGAAGCGTCGTGGAGGCGTTGGTTTTGATATCTCAAACATTCGGCCTGGGAATATTGCTGTCTCTAATGCAGCTGATACTTCAGATGGAATTGAGATTTTCATGGACCGTTATTCCAACACTACACGAGAGGTAGCCCAAAACGGCCGACGAGGGGCTCTAATGATGACCATTAGCTGTCATCATCCAGAAGTAGAAAAATTTATCAATATCAAGAAAAATCTTGATCGTGTGACTGGTGCTAATATTTCAATCCGCATTTCTGATGAATTCATGAACGCAGTCAAAAATGAAAGCACTTACCTGCAATACTGGCCCTGTGACCCAGATCTCGATCAAGACAAATACGAAATTTATCGAGAGGTACCTGCTAAAGATGTTTGGGATCAAATAATGAAAGCAGCTTGGCAGACAGCTGAGCCGGGTGTTCTTTTTTGGGACACAATCAAAGAACGTTCACCAGCCGATATATACGCTGATGATGGATATGCTACACAGTCTACAAATCCGTGTCTTCCTGGATCGACTCGAGTACAAACGACTAAGGGTGTATCTACGATTGAAGAGTTAGCGAAAAGTGGTGCCTATTTCAGTATTCTCACTTATAACGAATCGACCGGTGTTGTCGAGAATGATGTTGCTGAAGCTAAGATGACTAAGCCACAGACAAAACTGCTCAAAGTTCGCGCAAAGAATGGCAAAGAAGTACTGTTAACACCAGATCATAAGCTTCTCACACCAGATGGATGGATTGAAGCTTCGGAGCTGAAGCCAGGACAAAAGATTCGGGCTATCAGGACAATTTCCCACAAGAAATAGAAAACCATTATCAACAAGGAGAATAATGGAACGTACTAAAGTAACCTCTGACTGGATCGAGATCGAGTCAATCGTTGAGTCTGACGAGCAAGATGTTTACGACATTACCTGCTCTAACAATCACAACTTTTTTGCTAACGACCTACTGGTCCAGAACTGCGGTGAAATCGTTCTCTCTCCCTACGATAGCTGCCGGTTAATGGTAGTCAATCTGAGTCGCTTCGTCTGTGACCCATTCACGCCCGAGGCCTCATTCAATTGGATTGCCTACAGCAAAGCTGTATATAATGCACAGCGATTAATGGATGACATGATCGATCTTGAGATTGAGAAGGTTGATGCTATCATCAAAAAGGTAAAAGCTGATCCTGAGCCAAAGCATATAAAGAATATTGAGCTTAATCTTTGGAGAAATATTCGGAAAGCAGCAATCAATGGCCGCCGTACTGGGACTGGTATTACAGCGTTGGGTGACGTAATTGCAGCAATGGGCATGATTTATGGGTCGTTAGAGTCTATTGAGTTAACTAAAGAGATCTACAAACAACTCAAGCTCAATG